GTTTAGTTCGTGAGACTTGTCTTGTTTTTGGTCTTTCTTGTTACGTTCTTCAATGATCTTCTTAGCAATCTCAGAGTTAATTTCGCTTACAATTTCACCAATCTTTTCTTGAGAAGGTTCTTTAGAGAATGTTTCAATCTTCTCTTTGACAACTTGTTTTTCATCATCAGAATAACTTTCAAGTTTCTGATTAAGTTCTGAAACAAGTTTTTCACCTTCGACTTTCTTTTTGAACTCACGAAGTTCATTCAATTCTGATTGAGCGTTCTCAAGTTCATCTTTCTTTTCTTTTAATTCAGTAACAGTAGAGTTAAGTTCGTTAGTTTTTTCTTCTAACTTACTATTAACCTCAGTTACTTTGCCTTTTTCAGTCTCTAACTCAGTTTTAAGTTCGTTGATTTCAGATACTTTATTTTCAACTTTTTCATTAAGTTCAGAGACTAATTGTTCATTTGTCTTAGACATTTGTTTGTCCTCCTTATGTTTTTGATTTAATTCTAATAAAACAGCCGAATCATCGGCTGGTTCAATACCAAGAATAGCGTCTCCAGAAAAATCAAATTCTGTAGGAACACGCCCTTTTTCTTTCCAACCATCTTCGTAGATAATAAATTCATTATCATCTGTAGCACTTATCTCAACAGATGTCTCTGGAAAGTCACCATCAAACATTTTAGATTTCATCCATTGAACAAACTTAGGATATCGTTGGTTATATATGTAACCTTCGCCAATCAAAGCCTTCTTTTGTTCACCGTTAATTTCAACGGTATCGATGTACGCATTCTCTGTAACACCAACAACTGTACTGTGTTCGAATAAAGGTTTACCATCAGTTACATCTGATAATCCATGTCCATATGGCTCATCTTTTTCAATATCGTCTAAAAATTCTACAGCTATCGGCATTCCTTTTGCTGATTCGATATTGTTGTTTACGTATTGTTCTTTCCAAGTAATACCATTCTTGTTGTACTCAGATGTATCAGTATGTAAACCAAGAATTACCCATTTGATATATGTACGACCTGCAACTTGTTTACTTTTGTTTATCTCGATAATTGAAGTTTTCAAATCAACACCCCCTTTCGATTATTCAACTGGATTTGCACCAGTTTGTTTATTTTTAACCGTATTCGGATTATCGCTTTCATTATTAAGGGGTTTTTGATTATCTTCTTTACCAGACATTGTATAGGAAGTTGCGTGTGGTACATATTTTTCATCAAAACCTTCTTCAATCTCCTCATCCATCAATGCTAAATAAGCAGTAGGGGAGAATCCAGTTGCAGCTATCCACGCTTGAAGAGAACCTTTACCATTTGTATATAAATCCTTCATAAACCCAACTATCTCTTTTCTATTTACATGAGTAGTAGGGAGGTATGACATTTCAACAAAAACTTCTGGATCTTGAATGGTATTTTTATTAATAACCTTATTGAATTCAGATTGAATTTGCTCTAACCAACTGAATACTTCGGCAGAAATTAATTCAATATTTGATTTTTGAGAAGAGAAATTTCCTGAGTTTCCGTTTAATAAACTACCAGCAAAACCTAACCCTGTGGCAATCTTGTTTATTAACTCCTCTTCGCCATTTACTTTTAAGAAATCAATATTAGTATTTAGACGGTCTAATTTCGAACCACTTGCAATAGAGAAAAATTTAATCCCTTTAGTTGAACCTTTACTCATCAAAGCACTCTTTATATTGTTATGTTGTTTTTCTTGTTGGTCTTGTGTTAATGAAGATTGACCTTTCTTCTCACCTTCAGGGAATGTCTGATAAACCACTGTATTGTTGACTTCATCAAGAATGTTTCGTTTTGTTTCTGTGTAATATTCTTGATAAAGCATATCTACGAAGGCTGCTAATCCTAAAGGGCGACCCCAACGTTCTTCACGTTTTGCTCTAGTTTTTAGTGTGATTGTCTTATCATTATCTAGAACAACCCACTTTTTATTAGGATCTTTTTTGTAGTATCGATATGCTTTACTTATTTCTTTTGGATAACGTCTCAATCGCTTAAATCGAGCGTCTCCTGCTCTAAATTGGTCAAAGTAAGTACAATCAAACGCTACTTGATAAGAAGAGTTCTTTTCTCCAACAATCTTACAGTAGTCAGTAGGTAAAGGAATAATGGATGCATTAACATCTGAATTAAATTCTGTTCCTTGAATATCTAAATCAGAAAGATATTTGCCGATAGATTTAGGTTGTTGTGTTTCATAGTAGTAGAACGCAATACCTTCAGTTGCACCTTTATGCAGAATATCTCTAGCTTTTTCTTTATCTTTAATCTTTTCTAAAGTATTGTTAAATTTATTTTTATTCTCTTTAAACCGTTCATGATTTTTATTCTTACCATGAATAACACGGTCAAGAGTAGGGAGGGAAACCATATAATCAATAGCATTTGTATAAATACCATTTGAATTGTAAAGTAACCTTGAAGTCTTTCTAATTTCTCTGTTGTATAGCATAGGGTCTTTAAGCCATGTTTTAACATTTTGAATATTAACCATAGGTGATATTGAACTTAAGAATATAGGGTCAAAAGTTAAATCAGTGTTAAATTCATATGATTCATTTTTAGGTGTTTCTGACATTCATACACCTCCTTATTGATTAGTTGAAATAAAACCCGAAGTCATAATCTGACGATTTGTCACGATTCATTTTATTCTCTTCTTCAAGTTCTCTTATGTAATGCAATCCATATCCCAAAGCAGTCACACGGTCTCGTTTTGTTGATTTGCTTATCCGACCATAGACAATGTTCCCATGTTCTGAGGATTCTTGTTTTGTATTACCTAATTCTTGGATAAGAATGTCAGTATTCACAAACATAGAGTATTCTTCTTCAGTTAAGTCTCCACCTTGAAACTCTGTATCCACCGATGCGGAGTTAGAAAGAAGTTTTAACGTTCCGTCCTCAAAACATTTTTTCATGTACGTATGCATACTGTTGTTTAACTGGTTAGTAGCTGAAATTCTACGAATAATAGGTTGTGCGTTCTGCAGACTCATTCTATCCTCATCATCGTCGGGAACTAATGGTGGATATTCTATTACATCGCCTTTTTCATTCGTATATTCCCAAGTTTCATCCAACAATGAAGGGAGTGCTTCACCATTACCTCTAACGTCAATAACCAATTTAATAGTGTTTGGGAATTTAATCAGCATTTCACGTAAGAATTTAGCTTGGTTGGGTAACGAAATACCTTTATGAGTCCTCATGTAAACAATTTCTTTGTTATACATACCGTTAGGCTTTTCTTTAAGTTTAATAACAACCGTACACGCATTATCACTATAATTATTGTTTGCTAATGCAACGTCGTGAGATATGATATATTGTACAGTTGAATTTCTTGGTTGTTTCAATTCACTCTTTTCAAGTATTCTCGAACCTTCAGTTAAATCATAAGGATAGAAACTTTCATTTGAGTTTCCAACAAATACCGCTTCATACTCATAAGCAAATTTATCTTGTGTCATTGATGGTTTATTCTTTTCAGATTGAATATCATCTTCATAAAAAATGCCTGCATTTACCCCTACTTGATAAGGCAAAGTACAGACGAAATAATCTTTATCGCCTTGTTTCATATGGTTATAATGATTGGTAAAACGATCATACAAGTCACAGTTTTTAAGATAAGCTGAACTAATATAGATAACTTTACCTTTCTCAACAGGCAATTCATCATTAGGAAATTTCATAGATAAATCAATCATTGTTTGCCGTTTTGTCTTGGTCATCGGGATTAGTATTTCCTCCATGACGCTATCTTTAACGAGACGAGCCTCGTCAATCAACAATTGGTGAAAACGCCATGAACGTGCATTTTCCCCGTCATGCCCCAAAACAATAGCACGTATTTCAGAACCATTTTTAAAATGAACAACACAATCATCTGAGTTAGTCTTAATGTTTGCTATTTCACGAGCAACGTTTTCATTCTTATATAATTCACCTTTGATTTTTTGAATGATAACGTTACGTGCTTGTTGACCTTTACCTGATGCAATACCTAGTTTGATACCCTTATAAAGACAAGCAGAACAAATAAAGAAAACTGCACTAAGGTAGGATTTTCCAAGACCCCTCGAAGCAATAAACATTGATTCTTTATAATTAGCCATCGCTCTTAGAATTAATCTTTGGAATGGGTATAAATTAATACCTAAAATATCGACTGCGAACTCATCAATATGATGCCTATAATAAGA